AGATTATACCTATGGTGAACGCTTAGAGTATCAAATTCAACAAGTTATAGAGATGTATAAACGAGATGGTTATAGAACTAACCAGGCTTGCATGTCTATTTCTATGCCTACTGACATAGATTTAAAAGATCCTCCATGTTTGAGGTCTATAGATTGTCGTATAATGGATAACAAATTGCATTTTGTTGTCTATTTTCGTTCATGGGACCTCTGGAATGGCTTTAGTGCGAATTTGGGAGCTATACAATTATTAAAGGAATACATGTCAGATGCTATTGGTGTGGATGATGGTGAGATAATAGCTTCATCAAAAGGACTGCATATTTACGATTATGTATGGCAACTTGCAGAATTAAGGACCGGGAAGGTAATGCTGTAATGAATGAACGTTGGAATAAAGTAGTTGAATGTAAACACGATAATATTGATACAGACTATATTGATGGTGGTTTATGTGAGTCGCCGTATTGTACTTGGTCAGAATATCGTTGTTTAGATTGTGGTGCATATATATCGAAATGTGGGTGTGGTTATAATAATGGTATAAGTAGTTGGCCACATACTAGATGGGATAAGATGATTAAAGAAAAACAAGAGGAGATTAAGTGATATGAATTTTACAATACCTGTAGATGCATTTCAAAATGTAGTAAGAAAAATGAGTTATATACTTAAAGTAGCAACGGATGATGTTACAAGTATGATGATGATTGAAGCGTTAGATGATGAGGTAAGGTTTTCTGGAAATAGTGGGTCTGTTGGTCTATTGATTACTAATAAAGACTGTGATGTTGCAGAAAAAGGTAAAGTGTTGTTACAGTTAAGAGATATTAGTGGTTATATCGCAAAGTTTGTTCCAATAAATAATGGTGTTGGTACAGAAAAATTTAATATTTTATCTAAAGATATATTAGATGAAAAAAGTGAACAAGTAGTTAATACGGAATGGGTTATAAAGTCTAAGACCAGTTTTAAGTCAGGTAAACCTGCTTATAAAACTTTAAAATTTAAAAGTTATGACACTAATTCGTTGCCACCTATTAAAGAATTTGAAGATGCCGAGTTAATCATCAATAGTGATATTATACTCGAAGGTTTGAATAAGATTTTACATTGTGTTGATCCAAATGAAATTAGAGAAGCGGTAGCTGGTATGTATTTATCTATCGATGACAATAAGATTGTGTTTACTGGAACAAATGGCATAAAACTTGCTGAGGCTAAGTTGGACGTTGTTGCTGATATAAAACAATCAGCACATGTGTTGAAGTATTCAATGGCTTTGGCTATGAAGATGGCATTAGATCATAATTCGCAGGTTTTTATTAAGTTTGAAGATCGTCATATGTACGTTAAGTGTAATGATGTGTATTTAAGTGGTGGTCTAGTGTTAAACGAACCGTACCCTAATTACATTGAGGCATTACAGTCATATGAAAAAACACTTTCTATACCTAGATTTGATTTAGTAGATAGTATATCTGCAGCAATAAGTGTACTAGACGCGGAAGACAACCATAGGTTGACTATGAATTTTAGTGGTAATACACTTACTTTAAAAAATAGTAGGATAGAGGTAGTACATGAATTTGATGATGAGTTCGAACATGAATTAAACATCGATCTGAATGGTACGTTTTTATTACAAATTGTGTCTGATTTTATAGGAGAGTACATAGAGATTTGTTTTACAGATAACGTTGGTTCTATTAGCTTTAGAGCTAAAGATAATCCTGATTATGCATCTTTATTAATGTTATTGAGGTTAAGATAATAGTGACAAAGCAGTTAGACATGTTTTCTAATAATAAATCAATAGAAAAAGCACGTATAGATGCGGCTAAAGAAATATTAATAAAAGTTGGTTATAGGATAATAGATCCTTTAATAGTTAATAAAGATATAACTAATGCCAAGCAGTTACGTGACTATTTTTATATGAAGTTAGATTCTAAATATCCACATCGACTGAGAGTACGTTTACCTAATATAAAGTTTGATATGCAACTTATTAGTAGATTCATTGAATCACAGATGGATGGTACTAATAAGTTTACTGCTATACAACAATGTGTAGATATAATTAATATGTTATTTGATAATGAGTCTGATTTTAATTTTAAATATCCTATAACTGATATAGGTATACTAGGTCAGGGTAAATTATCTTGGATAACATCTAAAGCAGTAGAACTATTAAACAAACGTAGGTGTGAATTGTTGGAAAATGAAATTTATAAAAAGGCTGATTTACTAGAAAATGAATGTGAAGTAAATGCCGATGATGTATCAAATAATTTAGATAATCTATTACTAAAGATGGGGGATAATAATGGCTAAAAAGAAAGAAAAGGTTGAACCAGCTGAACATAGTATATTGACAATTGCTGAAAAAGCTATAGAGAAAAAATACGGTAAAGGTGTGATTAGTGTTTTAGGTGAGCATGCTGATTTGGTTATCGATTCTATATCTAGTGGTTGCTTATCGTTTGATGCTGCTACAGGTATAGGTGGTTTTGCTCGTGGTCGTTTGTATGAGATTTTTGGTCCTAATAGTAGTGGTAAATCTACATTAGCACTTAGTACCATTATGCAAGCCTTACTTAGAAATCTTATGGTTGTATATATAGATGCTGAACACGCACTTGCTCCTAAGTTAGTTAGGCGTATGGGTGAACAAGTTGGTGTAGATGCTGATCAAATTAAAATGGTTCAAGCTTATAATGGCGATGATAATTTACAGATAGCAGAAGAACTTATGAAAACTGGTGAGGTTGATGTGGTGGTAATCGACAGTGTGTCTGCTCTATTACCAAAAGGTATGGCTGATGGTGAGATTGGTGATAATTATATAGGTTTGTTAGCTCGTTTGATGAGTAAAGCTTGTAGTAAATTAACACCTATTGCTAATAGAACTAACACTTTATTAATATTTATTAATCAAATTAGGCTTGATATAGGTAAATGGGGTGACAGTAGAACGCCGACTGGTGGTCAGGCTCTTGCTTTTTATGCTACTGGTAGAATTAAAGTAGAAGGCGGTGAAAGTAAAGCGTCCAGAATTATAGATGATGAAGGGGTGGTTATTGGACATGAAAGTAGTTTTGCTGTTATAAAAAATAAATTGGCAGCTCCACACGGTACTGCTAAAATAGACCTTATATATGGTAAAGGATATAATTTTGTCTCTGAAGTAGTTAATTTATCTATTGATCTTGGATTTATAGATCAAAGTGGCGCATGGTTTGAATTTGAAGGTAATAGAGTGCAAGGTAAAAGAAATGTTATTGATTTTTTTGCTAATGATGAAAAGATATATAATATGTTTAGAGATAAAGTAAAGTCATCTTTAGGGTTGATATAATATTATGAGTGTACAATCAGAACATATATATGAATTACTTTACAATATTTTTCCACATAATAAAGTAGTCAAAGAACATTATGTTAATTTTAAAGGTCAGCAGTTATTTTTTGATATTTATATAAAGGACTATAGTTTATTATTTGAGATTCAAGGTAGACAGCATTCAGAATATGTTAAGCATTTTCATGTAGATAAGCAAGGATTTTTAGATTCCAAAAAGCGTGATAATCTTAAGATACAATATTGTCAGGAAAAAGATATATGTTTAGTAATAATTAATTATGATGAAGCACTTACCTCTAACGAATTAATTGATAAAATAAATAAATGTATTAAGTAAATGGGGGATGTTATAGTGGATATATTGATAAAAGATATGAAAGATGATATACTTGATAAAGACTGTATAGATTTTATTCCTTTAGATGATGGTACTATTATTGGTGATAAGAAATATTGTAATAGATCTTTTCAATGTAAACAAATAGGATTTTATTCTGAATATTGTAAATTTTTTGATAATAAAGGTAACGTAGTGGTGCAAGATTATTTATGTACTGGTAAAATAGTTAAACCAGAAGAAGTTTTGAAAGATGAGGAAGCATCATAATGGATACAAAAAACTATTTAGATAAGAGATCAAATATACTTATGTTGGAAAAAATGCCAAAAAATTCATATATTATGGAAGAGATTTTTTCGTTTGATGTTAGAAACTTAGAGAGTACATCATCGATAACCATTAGTCAGTATGTTATAGGTTTGTCTCAGTTTTTAATATACTTTGGTTCACAAGTAAATAAGACTAAGGTTTCGCTTATGCAGAAGCGTAATATGATAGACAGTTATATAAGTAGATCGGATATAAAAGCCAAAACTAAGGCTGAGAAACGTCGTAAAGTTATAGATGCTCACCAAGAATTGTCACAGATAGAGCTGGGAATAGAGACTGATGAACAAGAATTAACGTTAGTTGAAAATAAAGAAAAATACTTTTTGGAACTTATTAATAGTTTTAAAAGAGAACTTACAAGACGTGAAAACGAACTTAAGTTGGTTAGAAACGAAAGGAGAGTTTAGGTGGGAGAAAGATCAAAAGAATTATTTTGCCGTCCTGTATACGAAAGAGCATTATTGTCTTATTGTTTTAGATCAGTCGACAATTACTATTCAATCTCTTCTATGGTATCTAGCGAAGATTTTTTAAGACCTGAACATAAATTAATATATGTTATGTTAGGTACTTTAGTTAAGAAAGGTGTGTCACTGTTTGATGGTCCGTTAATTATAAATGAAGCAAAAGACAATGATATATTAGTACAGATAGGTGGGTATGAATATGTTAATGCTATTATTGATATGGACGTAAGCGATGATAACCTACCATATTATATTGAAAAAGCATTAGACGCCAGTACTAAATATAAAATACATGGTTGTTTGAATAAACACAGTAACTCATTAGAGACTAATGCTCAGGAAGAGGACATAAAATCGTCCGATATAATGGATAGAGCTGGTGCGGATTTAATGGATTTGTCAATGAAGTCTAAATTTGTCAAAGAACCTAAAAATCTTGCTGATGGATTGGATGAATACATTGAGGAACGAAGAAAAAATTCAATAGAATATTGTGGTATTAGTAGTGGTTTTCCTATATTAGATAAACGTATTGATGGGTTAGTACCAGGTACGTTGACTGTTGTATGCGCAAGACCTAAAGAAGGTAAAAGTACATTCTTGTCATGTATTAGTTCATATGTTGCGTATAGTTTACGTAAACCAGTGTTGTATGTGGATACCGAAATGTCATTTGAAGAATGGCGAGCTAGAATAATTTCAATGCTATCTGGTGTAGAGGAGCGTAGAATAAAACATGGTGGATATTCTGATGATGAGTATAGTAGAATATGTAAGGCTTCATTGTTAATAAAAGGTAGTAAATTATTTCATGAATATATGCCTGGTTATAATGTTGATAAATTAATATCGGTGTATAAAAAATATAAGTATAAAGAAGATATAGGACTAGCGGTGTTTGATTATATTAAAGCACCACAAGGAGCGTCTAACGATAAGAAGGAATACCAAATAATAGGTGATGTTACTACAGCACTAAAGGATTTAGCTGGTGAGTTACAAATCCCAGTGCTGGCTGCTAATCAAGTTAATAGACAGGATGATATCGCTGATAGTGATAGAGTACTTAGATATGCAGATGTTATATCTTTTTTTAGACGTAGGACACCAGCAGAGTTAGATGACATCCAAGATAAGTTTAATCCGTTTCATAACGATTATGGTACGTATAAATTATGGATTAAAGAAAGTCGTAGAGGTGGTCATACTCCACCAGAAGGTATATGTTTTTCATT